AAAACACAAACCCTGAATCTGTTGCGACTGAGGTAACAGAGACCCCTGCGGTTGAAGCCTCTGCTCGTCCAACAGTAGCAGCACCTATTTACACTAAGCCTCGCTTAGAGTTCACAAAAGAGAAGTTTCTAGAAAACACTCTGCGTGCGCAATACTTAAATGATGATTCTGCTCGTCAATACATAATGGCAGCAAGTGATACTAGCGACAACGCAGGTCTAATTCCGACTCGCCAGTTAACAGAACTAATTAACCCATTATCAAATGCTGACAGACCGTTTATTGATTCAATTTCGTCAGCTGCTTTACCCGACGCGGGCATGTCTTTCGAAATCCCTAAATTAACTCAGACCCCGCTGGTATCAGCAACAGCTGAAGGCAATGCACCTGCAGAGCGTGACCAAAATGTTGCGTTTTTAAGTGTGCCTATTGCTAAGTACGCTGGACAACAAACATTTTCCGTGGAGCTATTGGACAGATCATCTCCTGCGTTCTTCGCAGAGTTGGTTCGTCAAATGGAGTTTGCTTACGCAAGCGCAACTGATGCAGCTGTAGGAACTGCTTTAATTAACGGTGGAACAGACGGCGGTAACCGCACTCTGACAGCTGCTAATATCCAAGACTTTATTTCAGACGCCGCTGTTTCTATCTACAAGGGAACACTTGGCTTTGCTGAGAATATCGTAGTTTCACCTGAGCAATGGGGCGCATTAATGGGTCTAGTAGACGGTTCAAACAGAGCTGTATTTACTCAGACAATTAACCCACAAAATGCTTCAGGTAACCTAACACCTACAAATATCCGAGGCAACATTGGCGGATTAAACCTTCGTGTATCTCGTGCATTAACTGACGGTTCAGGCGTTGGCGACAACACAATGATCGTTATTAACCCACAGGCTTACACATGGTACGAGTCAAGCAAGTACCGTCTAGAAACAAACCTAATTTCAACTGGTCAAATCCAAGTTGCTTACTATGGTTACGGTGCAGTAGCAACTAAGGTTGCAGCTGGTTCATACCGCTGGATGGTTGCATAACCTTCCGTTAAAGGAAATATCTGTGTAGGGGCGTTGGAAGCCTTCGCCCCTATACTCTAAGAAAGGGAAAAAATTGCCAGCTTCAACGCCGACTATCGCAGAATTGCGTAGCGTACTTGGGATCGGATCACTTTATAGTGACAGCGTTGTTGATGAGGTGTGTCAATCGGCACAAGACATAGTTTTTTCTTATTTATGGTTTAACAATTACAATGCTGTGGCAAGAGAGTGTACGACTACTGTCGGAAAACTTTACACAGATGTAGTACATAACATGAAGGTTGGCGATACAGTCAACATAGAAAATGTAGCGGCGCATTACAATGGCAGTAAAGTTATTACAGCCAAAACTGATTATTCAATTTCATTTGCTATTAGCCATGTTACGGCTGAAGTCAAACATGATGTAATTCCTTATGGCACAATCAAAGCCACTACTGCCATTGATTATGAAACCGTACCAGCCGTCAATCAAGCTGCGCTCATGGTCGCCGTTGACATTTGGCAGTCACGCCAAGCAAGCAATTCAACAACTTTAACAGCAGATTTTCAACCTAGCCCATGGCGTATGTCAGCCAGCCTAATCGCAAAAGTAAGAGGTTTGTTAGCACCGTATTTAAGTCCTAACAGCTTGGTAGGCTGACATGACTGTCGCCGTTACGACACTTCGGTCTACCCTTGCGGCTGCGTTAGAGAACGCAGGGGTGTGGCAGGTCTTTTCCTTTCCGCCTGCCTCACCCATTGCAAACTCAGTAATCATAAGCTGGGATACGCCTATGCTAGAGCCAAGCAATAACCAATATAACATTGCACCTAAAGCCAATCTAACAATCACCTGCATTGTGCCTATGCTGGACAATCAAGGTGGTTTGATACAATTAGAGAATATGGTTACAGGTGTATTTACAAAGTTAGCCGCTTCAACATTGAAGCTAAATGTGTCAAGCGTTTCAGCCCCGTCTGTATTGGCTGAAGCACAAGAGATGCTAACTGCCACAATCAATGTAAGCGCAATAACGAGTTGGAGTTAAAATGAGTGACATTATAGATGTTCCTTCCGAGGACAAGGCTTGGCTTGAAAAAGTCGGGCAAGTAGCACCAAAAACCGAAAAGCCACAAATCGTAAAGAAAGACGAGGAATAACCAATGGCTGTATTTCTTAATAACAAAGTAGGCGTTAAGGTTAACACCGTTGATCTTAGCGATTTAGTAACCGCAGTTACCCTTAACCGTTCATTTGATGAACTAGAGGTAACAGCAATGGGTGACCTAGGTCACAAGTTCGTAAAGGGCTTAGAGGCTTCATCAGTAACTATTTCTTTCCTAAACGACACCGCTGCTACAAAGACACTTGCAACTTTACAAGCTGCATGGGGTACAAATGTAACTGTAGTATTGCTACAGGAAAAAGGCACAGCTGTTAGCGCAACTAACCCGCTGTACACAATGACTTGCTTAATCAACAACACTACAGACATTAACGGTTCTGTTGCTGATATTGGCGTTCAGGATTTAACCTTCAATGTTAGCGGTGCTGTCACCGTTGCAACAACAGGTACTTTCTAAGGAGAAAAATGCTAGGACTTAAAATCACCAAGGCTTCAGGTGACGAATCTACACATGAGATTTCACCAGCGATTGAGTACGCATTTGAGCAAAATTTCAAAGCAGGTTTCCACAAACGCTTCCGAGATGAAGAAAAGCAGTCAGATATTTACTGGCTGGCTTGGGAGTGTTTGCGGAGATCAGGCGAGACTGTTAAACCATTTGGTGAGCAGTTTCTAGAGACCTTGAAAAAGGTAGAGATTGTAGACGCTGATACCCCAAATGGGTAACGAGGTATGACCTTACCTATTTAATTGCTTCACTAGCAGTTGAAACGGGCATACCTCACAGCGAGTTTGTTAACATGGACAGATCAATGTTGTTAGCAACCTTGGCATATATGAAAGATAGGGCTAAACAAATTGAGCAGCACAGTAGAGTTAAAAGGCGGTAACGCTCTAAGACTTGCGCTTAAAAAGTATGACAAAGATTTAGCCAAGGAATTGAACAAAGAAATGGCAAGTTATTTACAGCCTGTAACTCGGAAGGCTCGTAGTTACTTGCCAAGCCAGTCTCCTTTATCAAGCTGGGGTAAACCAGTTTCCAGCTCAGAAACTATCAATTACAGACCGTTTCCAAGATATGACGGATTAAAAGCCCGTAGGGGTGTTGCCTATACGACGACACCAAGTAAGCCAAATAGAAAAGGTTTCATCTATTTTGCACAGATATTCAACTCTGAAGCTGGCGGTGCAATTTATGAAACTGCTGGACGCAAAAACCCTAATGGTCGTCGTCCTGTTATGTCTACAAATTTAAAAGAGTACGGAACTGTTTTTGCAATGGAAGGTTCTAAGCGAGGTAAGGGTAGTTACAATTCAAACAACCCTTTTGCTGGTTACCAATTTGTTAATAGCATGCCCGAAGTTTACAAAGTATCCCGTAAGGCTAATCAGTCAGGTCGCTTAAGTCGAAAGATGAACGGACGGGTTATTTTTAGAGCATGGGGTGAGACCTACGGCAAGGTAACACCACAAATAGTCAAAGCAATGGAAAAAGCCAAAATTAAATTTGACACAGGAAAGAGAGCTGCCTAATGGCAAAAACAGATTTATCAGTCAAAATTGGTGCTGAGTTTGTAGGCAGAGCTGCTTTTGCTACAGCTGAAAAAAGTATTAGGAAGTTAGGTAAACAAGTATTAGCCTTAGCCACAGGCGGTGGAATTCTTGCATTTGGCAGATCATCAGTACAAGCATTTTATGAATCAGAGAAATCTGCAAAGGCGTTATACGGAACATTAAACAACCTAGGGTTAGCTTTTAAGCGAGATGAAGTAAATAAGTATGTCGACAGATTAAGCCTTGCTACAGGTATTGTAGATGAGCGCCTTAATCCAGCCTTACAGGTATTACTATTAAATACTAGAGACATTACTAAGGCACAAGAATTATTAGGCGTAGCCTTAGATATTTCGGCAGCTACGGGTACTGACCTTCAACAAGTTTCAACAGCATTGGCTAAAGGCTTTAATGGTGAGCGTGGTGCATTAGGGAAGTTAACCTTGGGCTTTACGAAGGCTGAATTAAGTGCCAAGGATTTTGATGATGTATTAAATTTATTGTCATATACTTTTCAAGGACAAGCCTCAGCTAGTGCTTCAGGTTTCACAGGCGATATAGACAGATTAAAAATTGCAGTAGATCAATTTAAAGAATCTATTGGGGAAGGCATTGCTAAAGGTTTTGCCAGCACTACTGGCGAGGCAAGCAACGCCGCTAGTGCTTTAACAGCTGTAGGAGACGCATTTGGCAAGTTAATAGAATTAAACTTAAAGTATGGCGGTATAAATCTATTAAGTCCAGAGTTCTATAAATCATTATTGTCTACACCTAAAACGCCAGTTGGTTCAAGTTTTACTTATGATTTTGGTGTTGGGGCTGAAACGGAAATGGCTCGACACAGACAAAGAGTATTAGACGCTCAAAGATTAAAAATAGAAAAACAACAGTTAGCGATTCAGCAAAAACTATTAAAAACACAGCAAGACCAAGCCAAAATTAAAAAGTCACAGGGCTTACTTGACATAGAACAAGCGGGTGTCCTTGCTGCATTGCAAGGAAAGATCAGCGAGAACGAAAGACTGCGCCTAGAGTTACAGTTAGCCTTACTGACTGGTAATGCTAAAGAGGCAGACCGCCTAAGCAACGAGTTGTTGCTATCTCAGGCTAGGACTACTGGACTTGCTACTTTTATTGCTAACCTGCCTAAAGCTTTAAACCCTTTTGCTGACTACCCTGATTATGTACTAAAAGCATTGGCTGAATTGGCTAAGTTATCGGCTGGCATAAAATCTGTACAAATAAGTGGACCCTCTGTACCAATGTTCCAGCAAGATGTAGAAAGGTCAGAATTACTTTCTAGCATGGCTAGGGAAGATCACACTTACGGAGACTTAATGTCTAAGTATGCAAACACCAATAAAGCCCCCGCAACGATAATACAAAACAACTACATAAGTGGCGCAACACAAGGACTGCTAGATGAGTTAAACAATGGCTTAATCAATAACTCAGCCTCAGGGACAACCTCTAGCTTGAACCGATTAGGTCTTATTGGTCCATGACATTACCTGCTCAACTCAATGTCAGCCTGAACTTTAACTCAGGGGCAACTTTCGGTAACCCATTTACTATTGGTGACCCTATTAACGGCAGACTTGGGTTTGGTATTCTTGGAGACGGCACAGCACCAGCATTAGTAATTGATGTGACTGATGTCACACGCAGTATCAACATTAAGCGTGGTCGTAATATCCTAAGAGACACCTACGAGGCTGGCAACGCAACGGTTAGAATCTATGACCCAACAGGCAGATTTAACCCTCAGAACACAAGCTCAGACCTATTTGGGCAGCTTACACCGCTTCGTAAACTAAGAATTTCAGCAACCTATTCAGGTATTACATATTACCTTTTTAGCGGATACACGACTACATACACCTACACCTACGATCAGGCTGAG